TGATCTTTTACGAGGTGGGCAATGACCTAACTCCTAGTGAGATTAAGGAAATAGTGGATACAAGAAATAATATCCAGAACAAATGCGCATATATGTGGTCTTGCCCACCCACTTTGCCAAGCCCAGTGATTATACAGAGGGGGAAATAAATGCCAGCAAGAAAAGTAAAAGGCGGATGGAAATGGGGTAAATCTGGAAAAGTCTATAAGACTAAGAAAGAGGCCGAAGCCCAAGGTAGAGCAATATATGCTTCTGGTTACAAGAAGAATGGCAGTAAGAAAAAGAAAAAGAAGAGTCGCTAAGAAAAGACCAGTACCAACAAATCCAGTACTTTATGCAAGAGTTAAAGCAGAAGCAAAAAGAAAGTTTAAAGTTTATCCGAGTGCATATGCAAACGGATGGTTAGTAAAAACATACAAAGCCCGTGGGGGCAAATATAGGATGGGAAGACCCAAAAAGTAGTGCATCTAAAAGCAAATAAAATACCAGAAGATTATAAAGTAACAGAAATAAAATTAGAAGATATCTGGGTAAACGAGAAAGAAAAATTAACTTTTCCAGATACAGTATCAGAAAGATACTTAGTACTTGAAAAAAGTATTCCAGAAAAAGGTATGGCAAATCCCGTACCAATTTATGAGCATAAAGAAAAGTATTACTTTTCAAGCGGAATGTTAAGACTTACATATGCTTATAAAAATAACTATACTTCTATAGATTGTATAGTATCACGAGATTTAAGAGATCTCAAAGAATTACAAATAATGTTTAGTAAAACAGAATCTGAACATTTTCCTGAACATCTAGTAGATAGATGGTGGGATACAAAACAAACTTATAACCAACAAAGGAGAAAAAGACGTGTTAGAGTTTCTTAAGTTAAAACTTACTCAATTTTGGAATATTCTTACTGGAAAAGACGAAAATTGGGACGGAGTGGTAGATATCAAAGACGATTTGATAAAAGCCGAGAAAAAAGTAAAGAATGAAAGCTAGAATTACTAAAGAAGGAAAATTCCAATTAATTGAAAAAGACGGACATACTGATGCAGCTTCCGCAATGACAAGCTGTAAAGTTATTATGTCACATTGTCAAATGATACTTGATAATTTAACAGACCCAGAAGCAAGTCTTCCAACTTGGTGGACAAATAAGTTAGCCGTATCAGAATACGAAGTAGTGTCTGCAGCAAATTATCTTGCTTCAAAAGAAGGAGACATGAGTCACGCAGAGCCAGAGTAATGGCTAAACCAAAAGGTGGATTAACTAAATGGTTTAAAGAAAAATGGGTAGATATAAGTCGTCCAAAAAAGAAAGGACGTTATCAGCCCTGCGGTAGACCTAAAGCAAGAACTGCTAGAGGTGGTTACCCAAAATGTGTCCCTGCTAGAGTGGCAGCAAGAATGTCAGCAGCAGAGAAAAGGTCGGCAGTTCGCCGCAAACGAAGCAAAGCACAAGGAGTTGGTGGTAAACCAACCTTTGTAAGAACTTTTAAAAAACGGGGACGCCGAAAGAAAAAGTAGGCATATGAATAAATACGAAGTTGTAAGTGAAATCTTACATGTGTTAGACTTATCTAACAAATTTAAACACGCAATAGAACACAGGTTAAGAGTATATCAAGCAATAAGATATAAATTAAATAAAGGGCAGCAATGCCAAGAGCTATTAGAAAGCATAGGACAATAAAATGGCAAGACAAGGCGGATTTTTAGTTGGACCAAGTATTCATGGAACATCTAAACTAAGAAAACATACTTTAAAAAGAGGACTCACTAGAGACCTTAACGCTGCAGCAGGAACTTACGTAAATACTAAGTCTCCAATGACCACACCAGGTGGCTTTTATGGTGCATCACCAAAAGCTATCGGTCCTAGATTCGGCAAGACAGTTAATCCTAAATCAGCAAGATTTGGAAAAAGGGGTGCAGGTCGAATTTTACCAAGGCGCGGCAGATAAAAATATTACATAAAGACTTTCATAATTTTATGAAAGCAGGACGACTACAAAATGTCGTAAGAATGTTTAACAATGGCACTGACAGCAAGCGAAAAAGCAAGACTAAAAAAGGCAGGTCTGACAAGGCTAAATAAGCCTAAGATGACTCCTAAACACCCCTCTAAAAAAGCTGTGGTGGCTACAAGAGTGAATGGCAAAGTTAAAATCATTCGCTTCGGTGCTCAAGGAATGGGGCACAATTACAGCCCAGAAGCAAGACGTTCATTCAAAGCAAGACATCGTAAGAATATTGCTAGAGGAAGAAAGTCACCAGCATACTGGGCTGATAAATTTTTATGGGCTGGGAAAGGTAAGCGTAAGAAAATGCCACCTAAATCTCAGCGTTATGTTCGTGGAATAAAAAGAAGGAAAAGATGACACAACAAAGAAAAATGATAGACGCAAGGGAAGCTTGGCTAGACGGAATAAGTTTAGAAGCTTCTCAAGTGCTAGCAAAATTAAAGCATAGAGAAATTAAAGGTATAACCCTTACTGCAAGAGAGAAAAGTATGGAAGAACTCTGCAGTGGATATATCTATATGCTATCTTTGTGTAAAGATTATGGACTTTTTGATTCCGACGACCCTTTTAACTTATTTAACAAAGAGACTTTACATTGATCGAGATAAGCCGTGCAGATATTGTACCCGATTATCTCATGGAGTTATCTCCTGAGAATCGTTTCATTAAATTACCCATCGAAGGGTACCTCGACTTATTAGGAGTAGCTCCTAATACCTCCCAAACGGCGATCATTAATGCAATTAATAACCCTAAGTATCGTTTTGTCTGCGCGGCGGTCTCTCGTCGCCAAGGCAAGACATACATCTCAAATATCATAGGACAGTTAGTTTGTTTAGTACCAAACTCTCATGTGCTACTGATGTCACCAAACTATTCTTTATCACAAATCTCCTTTGACCTACAAAGAAATTTAATTAAACACTTTGATTTAGAAGTCACAAGAGATAATGCAAAAGATAAAGTTATAGAACTTTCAAATCAATCAACAATTAGAATGGGTTCTATCAATCAGGTAGACTCTGTTGTTGGTCGTTCTTATGATTTAATCATCTTCGACGAGGCTGCACTTACTGATGGCAGAGACGCTTTCAATGTGGCACTTCGGCCAACGCTCGATAAAGAAAATTCTAAAGCAATTTTTATTTCTACACCTCGTGGAAGAAATAATTACTTTGCAGAGTTTTATTATAGAGGTTGGTCAGATGAATTTCCAGAATGGTGTAGTATAAAAGCTACTTGGCATGAAAATCCTCGTGTGTCAGAAGATGACATTAAGGAAGCAAAGAAAACAATGTCAGAAAATGAGTTTGCACAAGAATATCTTGCAGACTTTAATGTATTTGAAGGACAAATCTGGGCATTTAATCATGAAGAATGTACTGCAGATCTAACACAATTTGACACCTCAAAAATGGATGTCTTTGCAGGACTTGACGTTGGTTATAAAGATCCAACAGCTTTCTGTGTTATTGCCTATGACTGGGATGAAGAAAAATACTACTTGCTTGATGAATATCTCGATGCAGAAAGAACAACCGAACAACACGCTGCAGTAATCAGAGGAATGATTGATAAATGGAATATTGATTGGATATACATTGACTCTGCAGCTCAGCAAACTCGTTTTGATTTTGCACAAAACTATGACATTACTACTATTAACGCAAAGAAATCTGTACTTGACGGTATTGGTCATGTTGCAGGAATAGTAGAAAATAATAAACTTATTGTAGACCAAAAATGCAAACATGTGATGATATCATTAGATCAGTATCAATGGGATCCAAACCCTAACCTATTAAAAGAAAAGCCAAAACATGACATGTCATCTCATATGGCAGATGCTTTACGATACGCTCTTTATACATTCGAAACTTCAGCGACTACGTTTTGACAATACCTAATAAAAAACAGTTCTTGACATCAGATGTGACTTTTTGGTATAATTCTAATTAAGAGTATAAATATGAACTTCAAAAGAGATTTAGTTAAATACGTAAGAGACAAGGCTAAATCAAAATATAGAAAAGCAAATAATTGCTATATATGCGGCAGTACTGAGAACTTAGATTTTCATCATTATTACGGACTAACCGAACTACTAGAAACTTGGCTAAGAAAGAAAAATATTATTATTAAGAATGAACAAGACATACTAGAGATTCGTGAAGTCTTTATTGATGAAAACTACGATAAAGTCTATAACGCTGCAGCAACTCTCTGCCATGCTCATCATTTACGACTACACTCAATTTATGGAAAACGACCCAAATTGACTACAGCAGAGAAACAAAGAAATTGGGTCGAGAAACAGAGAGACAAATATGGCATGGTATGACAGGTTTTTAGGAAGACGAGAGGAAAAACTTAATCCTGCTCAATATGTTATTTCCCGTGAAGAGGGAATGACTATTGATTCTCGTGAAATTCCTACTAATTATAGAAATGCATATGAACAACTAGAAATAGTTAATCGTGCTGTAAACATGATTGTTGACGATGTTTCTGAAATTCCTTTCACAGTAGGTGAACAAATAGTAGGAGTTAATAACATCATAAAAAACATGCGTAGATCTAGGTTAGATTTACTTTTGAATAAGGAGCCAAATCCTTTTCAAGATGTAAGTACTTTTAAAAGAAACCTAATAATTGATCTACTCATAGATGGTAATATATTTATTTATTACGATGGAGCACATCTTTACCATCTACCTGCTGATAAAGTCACAATCTATTCAGACGATCAAACTTACGTAGAGAAATACTCATTTGACAATAGTATCGATTATAGCGTAAACGAAATTATACATATAAAAGAAAACAGTTTCAACTCCATTTATAGAGGTGTACCAAGATTAAAACCAGCATATAGAACTATGCAACTTTTAACCTCTATGAGAAACTTTCAAGATAACTTCTTTAAAAATGGAGCTGTACCAGGTTTAGTATTAAAATCACCAAACACTCTTTCTGAGAAAATAAAAGAAAGAATGTTACAAGCATGGAGTATTCGATATAATCCGAATACAGGAGGTAGAAGACCTCTTATTCTTGACGGTGGTTTAGAAGTTGATAACTTAACAAATATCAACTTTAGAGAATTAGATTTTCAGGATTCTATCAAGGCAAGTGAAAGAGTAATTCTAGAAGCTATGGGTATTCCACCTATTCTTTTTGACGGTGGAAATAATGCGAATATTCGCCCAAACCATAGACTTTATTACTTAGAAACAGTATTGCCCGTAGTTAGAAAACTTAAATTTGCACTGGAAAGATTTTTTGGTTTTTCACTTTCTGAGGATATAACAGGAGTACCTGCTTTACAACCAGAATTAAGAGATCAAGCAGCTTACTATGCAACACTTGTTAATACTGGAATACTTTCAGCAAATGAAGCAAGAGATGCACTAGGCAAAGACCCAGTAGCAGGATTTGATGAGCCAAGAGTCCCACAAAATATAGCGGGATCAGCAGCAAATCCAGAAGAAGGTGGACGACCAGTAGAAACTCCACCAAGCGAGGAAAATTAATATGACAAAAGATAAAATGGCAAAAGCATTATCAGAGTTTTTAGTGAAACGTAAAGTTGACACTATTTCTCTTTCAGACTATAAAGGTCTTGGTAATGAAGTTCCAGTCAAAGACTATCTTTTAAGAAGAGCATTTGGTTCTTGGAATAGAGTACTTTCTGCAATGCAGAAAAGATACCCAATTGATTTGGAAACTCTATTAGCTCCAGCACCTGCTCCAAAACCTACACCAAAGAAAGTGGCTCCTAAGAAAACAGTAGTCAAGCCAAAAGTGGAGAAAAAAGATGTCAAATAAAATTTATCACTGGACAAGTACTTTTAAGTCATTAGGTGAAACTGATGATGGCGGAGTCGAAATTAAAGGCTCAGCAAGTACAAATGCACTGGATAGAGCTGGAGATATTATTGAAACAGAAGCTTGGACAAAAGGAGGGTTAGAAAACTTCAAAAACAATCCAATAATTCTTTTTAATCATAACTACGACAGACCTATTGGTAGAGCAAAAGATTTACAAGTTACAGACAAAGGCTTAGAGATATCAGCAAAAATATCAAAAGCTGCAGGTGATGTAACACAACTTATTAAAGACGGTGTCCTTGGGG